CTGATGCGCTTTTTCAGTGGGATTAGCGGCAGAACTGGCAATCATGGTCCCCGAAGAGAGATTGCCAGTGTAGAGCCTGAGATCACCACCCGTATTGTAACCGCCACCCGGCGCGACCAACGTATTTACATCGTTCTGATAGAGATAGCTTGTGAACAGCCAGAGCCCGCCATATCCGGCAGGCACCGTGAACAGGCCCGTGGCGAGATTCAGCGCAGGCGTAATGGCGGGATCGCCAACACCTGCCCGAAACGGACCGAGACCCGTGAGCACGCCACCCGTTGGCGTCATTGGCGACGCCTCTTGATAGATTGCGTGCGGGAAAAGCGCATCCTTGACCACGTTAGTCGGCGCGTAGCCGCCGCCCGACAGTTGAAATTTTGCGCCGTCGTAAATCAGCAGCAAAACCTGTCCGGTCGCCGCCTGACCGGGACCGAGCGGCGTACCATCGCCATGAACAACCGGTTTTGGTGTGTTGGCATTGACGGTTATAACAGTCGGCCCGTCAATCGGATTGGCCAGCTTGATCGAAATGAAAAGACCTTCAACCAGCGGCGTCGCAATAACCGGTGAATAAAGTCCAATCAGGACATTAGGTGTCGTGGAGCTATCGACCACATACGGCAGCGCCAGACTGAGAAAGTTGTTGACGGTCGTGCCTGCCGAAATTCCCATGAAGTTGCTGATCTGGAAATTCACGCCGTCATAGATCACGTCGAGCACTTGACCGCCCGCCAGATCGCCTGCCGAGAGTGTCGAGCCATTGGCCTTCACCACCAGCACAGGACCGAGACCGGAAACGTTCAACGTTGTCGGCCCGGTGTTGGTATGACCGACCTTGACGCGAACCGGCAGACCTTCATTGTAGGCTTCAAGTGGCAAGGATGGCGTCACCACCATCGCGTTGGTCGGTCCGGTATCGACCAGATAATTGTACAGGCCGCTGCGAATACCCTTGGGTACCTGATCGAGATCGGTGTTGCTTGGCGTGAAGCCGCCATTGGTGATCATGGCAACCAGTTCACGCATCGGCTGCTCGAACGCCAGCGCGGGTGGAATCGAGCCGTCTATTCCGTCCTTGACCCAGCCGTTGACATATGCGGCATCGGGATCACTGATGCCGAAGGGTTGCTGATACTTCATGGGGCCTTCCCGAGCAGGATTGCAGTGAACGCGAATCGGGTCAGGGAAATGCCCGGATCATCCGACAGCCAGCCAAGTTGCACCGTCTGGCCAGCCGCCAGATTGGCAAACGCTGCGCCGATGGTATGGGTAAAGACTTTGTAACCCATGGACGTCTGGCCACCGAGCGAGCCGATGGACGGGTCCGAGCCGGTTGGAATAGGGCCTTGATAAATTCGCAACGCGCCACCGAAATGCCCCGCCGTGCTGCTGCCTTGTGAGGTGGCGTAAGCCTGAAACATCCAGAGCCCGTCAAATCCGGTAGGCACCGTGAACAGGCTATTGGTCAGATTGAATCCGGCAACGACAAGCGGATCACCAACGCCTGTTGCCCATGGTCCAAGCGGCGTGTTGACACCGACTGCACCAACCAAAAAAGAGCCATTGAGGAAAGACGCGTAGGCGAAACGGGCATCCTTGACAACGTCACTCTGCGCCTTGCCGCCAGCCGACACTTGAAAAGCGACGCCGTCGTAAATCAACAGCAGGATTTGCCCAACCGCAGCCTGACCGACGCCTAACGGCGAACCGTCACCGCGAACCACCGCCTTGGCCGGATTGGAATTGACGGTGATGGTTGTCGGTCCGTTGATTGCGTTGGCGACCTTGATGGCGATGATCAATCCGGCAAAAAGCGAAGTGATCGGCGGCGTGTACAAGCCGACAAGAACATTCGCCGTTGCCGAACTATCAGCAACATAGGGCAGCGCCAGACTGTAATAGTTGTTGACGGTTGAACCGGCAGAGACACCAAGGAAATTGATGATCTGGAAATTGACGCCGTCGTAAACCACGTCAAGGACCATGCCCTTGATGAGATCGCCCGACGCCACGGCTGCGCCATTGGCTTTCTTGATGCTGACGTTACCCAAACCTGAGACATTCAGCGTGACCGGTCCGGTGTTGGTGTTGCCGACCTTGACGCGAACCGGAAAGCCTTCGGTATACGCCGTCAACGGCAACAGCGGCGTCACTACCATCTGATTGACCGGACCCGTATCAACCATGTAGTTCAACCGGCCGCAGCGGACGGCTTTGACCGCTTGCGTCAGATCAAAATCGGATGGCGAAAGGCCCGCGTAGTGGATCGCCGCCACGATCTCCCGCATCGGATACTCGATCGATGCCGCTGGCGGAATCGAACCAGCGCGCCCGATCGACGGATCGCCATTGATGTAATGAGCAGTCGGATCGTTTTCGAATCCGTAAGGCGGTTGATATTTCACGTTTGTCAGTCCTGTTCGACAACCAGCCGGAAATCAAACTGCTGAACGACATGGCCGGGAGTCCATATGCCCTGCGCCTGCAACACGCCACTGAGAGTCGAGGCGTTGGAAATGTCGGCAAGGTTGTAGGTCGTCATGGTGGTCAGCGGTGAAAACTGATAGCCCGCAGCGCCCGCCACCGTCTTGCTGCCTGCCGGGCTGCGCCATTGGCTATTGACAAAGGGAATGACCGCGACCAGTTCGCGCATCGACGCTGCCGAGACCGCCAGCGCCGCGTTGTCAGCCGGGAAAGAGCCTGTCGCAAATGGAATGCCGGTAGCAGGCCGGAACAGCAGCAGATCAAAATCCAGTGCTGCAATCACCAGATTGCCCGACGCGGGTGCGACCACGCAATGCGCGCCCATGATGCGCCCGGAATAGCGTTGCGCACCTTGGCGCACCGCATTGAATGCAATTGGCACCACGTTGGCGGCGGTCGTGCTGTTAGCGATGATATCACCAATGGCATAGGCACCGACCGTTGCTTCATCCAGCCTGCTCATCGTGCCGGTCATGCGCGGCGTATAGCGGCCAAGGGCGAATTGGTCACCGCCAAGCAGATCGAGCAGCGCGTCCAGCGTGGAAACCTGATGCTCGGCATCGCGAGAATCGTCAATGTACATCACACGCGCATTGGCAGGGTCACTCATGCTTTTCGTCCTCTGTGATTAGGGAGTCCCCGCCATTGACGAGCCTCGCGTGAGGTTGGAATAGTCAAAGATGATTTCAGTATGCGCGGGCTTCCAGCGATTGAGCAGGCACTCCAGATCATCGGCCAGACCGATGCGCAGATGCGGATCAACACCGGTCTGGCCAGAGCTGGCACGAAACCACTGCAGATCAGCTACGTGAACATGCACGGTCCAGAAGAAACGATTTTCTGGTGGACCAAGAATGTACGGATAGTCGCCGTAGACTCCATGCGCGGTGACGTTGGTTGGAAGACCCAACCCCACCATCAAACTTTGATCTTCGCCGCTGATCAATTCCCGATTGTCGCCACAACGATCGATGCCGACCATGAACGGGCGATATTCGGTGATGCTGATATCGTACCCAATGTAGGCCGATACATCGATGAAGAACTGGCGCGACTGACCGCCCTGCAGCGTCATCCGCATCACGAGTTCGCGGTGACGCTGATCGATCGTCTGCGGCGCGGCATAGCAAGGGTCAGGCAGGCCCCAGTTGCGCTCCCAATCACTCAGTAACTCGATGGTCAGGCGCGGATCGCTCTCACGCTCCAGTAAATCGCCAGCGCGTGAATCAACTGTGCCCCAGTAATTGTTGAGCCCATCGCAAGCCTGCCAAAGCACAGTGTCGATCGAATGCTTGGGCCACGCCTGCCCTGTCGGCAACAGCGTCAGGAAAGCATCGCGATAATCGTTACCGTCTCGGCGAACATGGCGGTCCATTCGCTTACTCCGCTACTCGTAAGCTATGTTCTGCAACACCGCCATCGAACCGACGTTAGGCATTATGTAATCGTCATTGCTCACCAGACGAAATGACTGCACGGTTGGTGCGCTCATGATGGCGTAGGAAACCCACGCCGCGAAAATCGTTTTGCCGGGTGCCGCCATGTCGCGCAGCATGTCGCGTACCTGCTGCTCTATCTCGGCTTTGGTCTCATCGGAATCCGGCACCAGATCGGCAACCGTAATGTCGATGAAATACTTGATCGGCGAAACGACAAAGCGATCCTTAGTCGTAACAGGGCGCACCGTATCGATGTATTCCGTGACGGTTTCAATATCCTCCGGAAAAGGGAAACCATCGTTGTCGGCGCGCAACTCATCCATCATGAAGCGGACGGTGATAGTGCCGATGCCCATTTCGACAGCGGCCCATGCCCGCGTCACGCCGGGCACGGCAAGCGCCCATTCCACATAGTCGTATTGCGCGCCGCCCATCGGCGGATTCTGAATGCGAAGCAAAACTCTGGCGCGCAGATCGTTGTCGTTTTCAGTGTCGGTGCCGCCGCTAATACCGACTACTTCGGCGGCGTTATCGACGCCGGAAATCGCGACCGTCAGAGTGATGCTTTCACCCTCGCTGATGTTGCCAATGATGCCGGGATCAAGCGCACGCACCGGACACTCAGTCGGTCCCGATCCGATAATGACTTCCTGCGTGGTCTCATAATCGGCACCGCTGCCTGTCAATTGCGTAGCAAGCGGAACGATGGTGCCGTTGGCCCCGGTGAAAAGCACCGTGCCGGACGCCAGTGTCGCCATCTTGCGACCGGTGGTCCCATCAGCGTTTTTCAGCCAGATATCGCCATGCCGGTCTAGCCATTCCGTCTCGGCCGTATCGGGCAACAGCTGCAACGCCAGCCAATCAATGTACTGCAGAACCGTGTGGCAGAGCGCGCCCTGATTGTCCGACAGCACGCGCAGCACGCTGTTGGGTACCAGTGCATCAGCACCCGGCAGTCTGGCCCGAAGTGAATCGCGGACCAGTCCACGAACCTCGTTGAGCGTCGGAGTTTGCCACGGCAAGGTTCTTCTCCATTTAGGTCAGCGTGCCAATATTGGCCCCGCCACCGGAAGCAAGTATGTCATCCCACAGGATGGCGTAGCGCAGTTCAATCTCGACAACCGGTCCGCGATAAATCCGGACCAGCGCATCGATCTGCTCTTTGCCGATACGCGTTGCTTCAACGATGAAACTCGAACCGATGCGCCGATCGATAAACGGCTGTATCGCTTCACTGATGTACTGCGTGACGCGTGCCGTCGTTGAACCGCGTCGTGATCGCGGCCCCTCGATCTTTTCCCGCTGCAACAGCCAAAGTCGTGATCCGATCGGCCAGCCGCCCCAAACGTCTTCCGCCTGATAGTCACCCCACCAGCCACGCCGATCGGTACTGTCAGGATCAGGCAATATGTCGCCCGAATCAGCCAAGCGATCGGTACCCAGCGCCACGATGATTGCGGTCGCCAATGCCTGCGTTGAATCCAGCGTACCGTCGCCGAGCAGATTCCAATCGATCTGCACGACACCCTGACCGGGAAACAACGTGTTCTGAACCAGCCGGATATCCATTACGGCTCCGTATCCAGCGCGGTTGGCGGTCCCGGTTTCGGTGCGTTGATAAACACTGCGTCGTCCGCATCCTTGTCGGAAATATTGCCCGTTCCACTATCACCGACACCGTAAACCGGATTATCCGCGCTTTCGCTGCCCAACTTGACCTTGCCGATGAACACCCACGTCTTGCCTTCTTTATCGTAATAGCCAACCACGTCATCGCCGGATCGAAACTCGATGCGTTTCTTGCTGACACGCATTTCTAAATTGACGCTCTCGCCCTCATGCTTGAAATCGCTTTGACCAGAGCCACCGCTACTGGCCCCGCCGCTTCCGCTCTCAAGCGTTGTCGCAGCCGCACCACCGCCACTTCCGCCACCGCTTGCGCCGTTACCCGACGACGATTGCGATTGCGGCTTGGGTTGCTTCTGCTTTTCAACGTGACGTATTGATACGAAACGCTCGACCGTTTGACCGCCGCCATTGCCACCACTCTCCCCTTCACGCGTCGATGCACCGCCACCACTGCCACCACTACCGCCACTGCTGTCTTGTTGACTGTCGTCCTCACCGTCGAGCGACAATAGATAAAGACCACTGCGCCGTAACAGCGTCATCTGACCAAGATCGTCGTACTGTGAATTCTCTCCGGGCTTCAGACCGCGCGGCCGATAGCGTCGATCGTCCATCACTCCGCAAACCGGAAATGAGCGGTTGCCACCCATGAACGAGATAAAGCCTTCGGCGCTTTCCTCGATCTGGCCGTCTTGACCTTTCTTCGCAGGCCGCAC